ACCGCTATCTTAGATTCAATGAGAGATGGTAAGGGGTTTCACGAAGCATTTGAGCTTCATAAAATATACAAGGAAATGAATTTATGTCAATGAATGCCCTTGATCAATATCAAGCAACTGCGGGGAAATATGCAACCGCACACAATGACCTAGACACCCTGTACATCGGGTTGTCTGCGGAGGTAGGTGAGTTAATGTCCGAGCGTATGATGGACAAAAGAACTGACCGTGAAAACTCAGAAGTGTACAATAAGGCTTCTGAGCTAGGCGATATACTTTGGTATGTTGCTACTATAGCTAAAGCAGAAGGTTACGATTTGAGCCACATCGCTCATATAAACGAAGTAAAACTAATCCAGAGAAAACAAGGAGAAAAAGATGACACCTGAAAGACTTAACTCTTTACTTAAAAATAACAACCGTGATTCACTACTACGTTTAACGCAGAAGCACCAAGCAACTGGTCTTTCTAAATTAAACAAGCGTGAGTTAGCTACTATTATTGTTAACGCTGAAAAAGAAGCGAACGATAAAGCTGTAGCTGAAAAGTACTTAAATGAAACCCTTGTTGACACCGATGAGCCTGTAATTTCTTGTGAAACTAAATTGTATTACAAGATAGAAGATTTCCTGCAGTCTGTTGTAGACCGCATTAAACGACTAGTAGGTATGTTTTAATGGGAGAGATTCAAAAGTACGGAATTTGTACCTTTTGTAATGTACATCATCACGGTGTTTGTGATGCTGAAATAGAAGCTAAACGAAAAGAGGAAGAAGAAAATGTTACTGATAGTTGATGGTGACCCTGTAGTATTTCGTTCTAGTTGGAATCGCAATAGCTTAGAAGAAACGCGAGAGCGCTATGAAGAGATGATTGACGATATTGCTGGACGATGTTTTGCAGATGAAATAAAAGTAGCTGTATGGGGTGATAATAACTTTCGCCTAGATTTTTATCACGATTATAAGAACACCCCTAATCGTATTAAATCTAAAGAGCGTAACTTGTACTTCATGGATATGCGACACGAGTTAGTTGCTGACGGTAAAGTAACCCCTGCAGATGGAATGGAAGCGGATGACTTAGTACGTATCTGGGCAGAGGAAGCCCGTGCTGAAGGTAAGGACTTTGTTATTGCTTCAATCGATAAAGACCTTTTGTGCATTGAAGGTGCTCACTACCTAATTCATCGTGATGAGTTTAAACACATGGATAAAGAAACCGCAGATGAACACTACTGGACTCAAGTATTAACCGGAGACAGTGTAGACAACATCCAAGGTATTAAAGGTATTGGCCCTAAGAAGGCTCAGAAGATTTTAGCTGGTGCTAAATTCGGTGAGCGTAAGCAACGAGTTATTGATGCTTATTATGAGCACTATGGGTCTAACTGGAAGGAGAAGATGGTTCACTGCGGTACCTTAGTTCATATTATGCCCACTAGAGACGGTGTCTTTTCCTTAGATGAAAAGGATGCCCCTACGGAGGTTTTAGATGGCGAAGAAAGCAGTTAAAAAGAAAGTAACACCGAAGAAGAAAGTACCTAAGTATGTAGCAAAGAAGACAATGTTACAAGAGTCTATTGGTCATTGGTATTACAATGGTGACATGGAAATATCTAATAAGTTCGGCTTTTTATATTTAATGATAAACCGAACAGAAGGTATGGCATACATAGGTAAGCGTCAGTTTTGGAAATACAAGAAAGGAAGTATGACTAAAACAGGGGCTAATACTTGGCGGCTTTATAAGTCGTCTTCTTCACACATAGAGGAGTGCATTAAAGAAGGCGATGAGTTTTCTTATCACATGTTAGGTGTATTTGAAACAAGAGCGTGGTTGTCTTATGGAGAAGCTTATTTACAAATGGCTTTAGACACGTTAACTGCTCGCGATGAAGAGGGTAACCGTTTGTGGTATAATAACCAAGTTGCCCCTGTCAAGTACATTCCGAAGCGAAGTGATATAGAGTTAAAAACTTTAGAAGACGCTTTTAATAGTGCACATAAATTAACTTCATTAATTGGAAAATAGTATGGCTAAAACTAAAGGTACCTTTCTAGGTCACGCTGAATGCGCGGCTTGTGGGTCTGAAGATAATGTGGCTGTGTATGATAGCGGCCCTTTAACCTGTATGGGTTGTGGTGCAAAACACCCTAATCCATATGATAACCCGTCCGAAGATACTGAGTTTAAGCTAGTCGAAAAGAAGCAATCCGCGTTTGTAGATGTATCCGCTGTTGATGGATACAGCACTCGTGGATTTAAGGAGAGAGGCATACCTAAAGACATCTGTGATTACTTCCAAGTAAGATCAGGTGTTGATTCAAGTAACAATGTTATCGAGCACTATTACCCTTATGGTGTAGACGATATCACAGGTTACAAGGTGCGTACTCTACCTAAAGACTTCCGAGCGGCTGGTACACTCGAAGGTTTATTCGGTCAACGTAATTTTAACGGAGGTAAGCGGTTAGTAGTCACCGAGGGTGAGCTAGACGCAATGGCAGTTGCCTACGCCTCAATGAAGAAGTATGGTAAAATTTATCCTGTAGTATCTTTACCTTCTGCTAGTGGTACAAAAGCATTGTTAGAACAGCGAGACTGGGTTCGTCAATTTGATGAAGTAGTTCTCATGCTAGACAACGATGAAGCAGGTAAGGCGGCTCTTGACAAGGCGTGTAGTATTGTCGGTATTGACAAAGCTAAGATTGCTAAGTTAAAAGAAAAAGATGCTAATGATGAATTGCTCAAGCACGGTACAGACGCTATTATGTCTGCTATCTGGGATGCACAACCTTGGTCTCCTTCTGGGATCCTCCAAGGTGACACTCTATGGGAAAAGTTCTTAGATCGTGAAGCGACTGAGAGCGTACCCTACCCTCCTTGTATGGAAGGTGTTAATAACTTAACTAGAGGTATGCGCTACGGTGAAGTAGATTTGTTTACATCAGGTACTGGCTCAGGTAAGAGCACGATGATTAAAGAAATTGTATTACATCTAAATGAAACTACAGAAGATAAAATCGGAATGATATCCCTAGAGGAAGGCCCCGGTGATACTGTAGAAAAGTTTATTGGTATGCAGTTGAAACAAAATCTTACAGATGTAGGTGCTGAGATATCACAAGAAGATAAAAGAGCGGCTTTTGAAGCTGTATTTAGTTCCAATCGTATTATTCTATTAGACCACCAAGGCTCTGTTGCTGATGGTTCTTTGATGGATAAGATTGAGACTATGTGTTTAATGGGCTGTAAATACCTTATTCTAGATCACTTAACTATTGCTACTTCAGAAGTAGAAGGTGATGCTAATAGCGCTGTAGATAAGGTAATGTCAGATCTATTGAAGATAGCCAAGAAGCACAATGTCTGGTTAGGTGTAATCTCTCACCTAAGAAAGACTAGTGGTGGTGGTGCGGCATTTGAAGAAGGTAAAATACCGTCTCTAGATGACATTAAAGGTAGTGGTAGTATTAAGCAAATATCTTTTCAGGTAATTGCATTCGCAAGAAACTTAATCTCCAACGATGAACGAGAAAAGAACACAATTAAAATTCGTGTACTTAAGTCTCGTTTTACTGGTCGTACAGGTGATGCAGGTGGTGCTTTTTACGAAGCAGAAACTGGTCGTCTACAGTATGTTGAAGAAACAGGTTTTAAGGATATAACCGAAGTATAAGGAGGCTTTATGTCTTATGATTTAACCTGCTACAGAAGCTTGGTAACTTCCATTGTTCTAATGAGAAGGTATGTACGACCTACTAAGCTTTCAAACAAAGTATACAACAAGCTAGTCACTATACATGACAATGCTCGTGAAACTATACGACCTTGGGACGAAACACAACTTAAGAGTGAGCCTAAGCTATTAGACTCAGAAAAGTGTTACGAACTAATTATATCTCTCAAAGGCTTTGGTAGCTGGAAGGCTACTGGAGTCCAAAGAGAGCTTCAGAAACTGGTTGCTTTACTTGAAGACCGTTGTGAAAAACTAATGGACAAAGAGTATGAGCAAGCATTCATGCAAGGAAAAAGTATGACTAACAAAGAAGCAGTTAAGCTGGTAAATGAGTTCCTCAACGGGCCTCACGTTCAAAGCCTATTAATACACAAAGGAGGGACAATTAAGCGTTCTGGTAAAAACACTAAGATACCCACTACCTACGGGTGCTTAGAAGCTACAATGGTTTCACAATGCTACACTAGTGGTTCTTTCGAGTATTACAATCGTGAAGAAGCATTCCTCACTTGGTTTGGTTCTGAGCTAGGTTACTACTATGATTACTTAATTGGTAAAGGGCGTTCATCATCTAAGGACGAAGATGAAGACGGCGGTATGGGCTTCTTCTCAGCTTTAATGGGAGCTAGCTCTTCTAAGGAATCCCCTTCTGCTACAGAGACAGCATGGGCACAAGGCGCTTGGTGCTCCGTATGTTTAGAAGGTGAGACTATTCCCGGTATTGTTTTAAGAGTAGACCCTGTTAAGTTTGACAACGAAGAGCTAGACTTTATGGCTCAGAAGATTAAGCTAACTAAAGAAAAAGCAGAAGAAGCAGTAGTAGCGCTTAAAGGAGATTCTATTACTGAACTCTCTTTTGGTAAGGGCGTTGTTGTAAGTCTAACCCCACAACACTCTGTTATGGAAACAGACGAGTATGATCCGTCTATTGTTAACATAGAACCCTCTGCTGAACAGTTAGTAAAGCGTATTGTTGATATTAGCAAGAAACCAGAATCAGAACAACCTAAAGTAATAACTGGTTTGTTCTATGGTGTTCCCGGTACAGGTAAGTCTAAGTTGGTTGAGTATATTGGTCATCAGCTAAACCTTCCTGTGCTAAAGAAGACCTATGGTGAACTACAATCTAAGTATGTTGGTGAAGGTGAGAAGAATCTCCACAAGGCTTTTGAGGAAGCTAGAGAGACTAACTCTATTCTGTTAATTGATGAGATCGATTCAATGGCTAACTCTCGTGAGTCAGCGGATAGACGGCATCAAAAGACCTTTACTAACCAGCTGTTAACAGAGCTAGACAACTTCCAAGGTTATTTCTTTTGTACTTCTAACTTTATGGAAGGTTTAGATTCTGCTGTTCTTAGACGTTTATTCCTCAAAACTGAGTTCAAGTTCTTAACCCCTGAACAGGTTGAAACTTGTTTTAAATTATACTTCCCTCGATTTAAGAAATCTAAGTTAGGTATTTACGACTTCGTTACTCCGGGCGACCTTAAAGTGGTGCAACAAGCTGCTTTGTTTGAGCCTAAAGTACCTACCATTGCTC